AGAGGGTAGGTCAAAATACCAATTATTTGAAGCAAACTGGAGAGCAGTTCCAAGTAGAGATGATGCTTGGGCTGAAGAAACGGTTGCCAATGTCGGAGAAAAGGCATTTCAACAGGAGTATGAGTGTGATTTTTTAGGATCATCAAACACTCTAATATCAACCACAAAAATCAAAGAACTGGTATGGAAGAGACCCCTACGAAGACATCAAGGTGGATTGACGATATACGAAGACCCAAAACCAAGAAATCAATATGTTATAACAGTTGACGTTTCAAGGGGTATTGGTAAAGATTATTCTGCTTTCACGGTAATCAATGTTACAGACTTTCCATATAAGGTCTCAGCAAAGTATCAGAATAATGAAATATCACCAATGTTATTTCCTAATGTGATATATGAAACCGCATCTCATTTCAATCAGGCAATGGTTCTGGTTGAGGTGAACGATATAGGTGAACAAGTTGGAGCAATTCTTTACAATGATTTGGAATATGAAGACTTGATTATGACAGAACACGGTGGAAGAAATGGTCAAAGAGTTTCTTCTGGTTTCGGAAAAAATGTCTATTATGGTTTGCGAATGACAGGTAATGTTAAAAAAATTGGAATGGCAAACTTGAAAACTATGGTTGAAAGTAATAAACTAATAGTTGAGGATGTTGATATCATCTCTGAAATGTCAACCTTTGTTCAAAAAAGAAATAGTTATGAAGCTGAAGATGGATATCATGATGATTTAATGATGTGTCTTGTAATCTTTGGATGGTTATCAAATCAAGAATATTTCAAAGAATTAACAAATATGGATATTAGAAGAAAACTCGAAAGAGAGAGAGAAGATGAAATGTTAGAAGCAACATTACCCCCTGGATTTGTTGTCCGAGGAGATGAAGATGAGGTATTCACTGATGATGAAGGGAATTCTTGGCACATCGTAAGGTGAAAATGTTACTTTTTATAAATATCTGTGAATAAAAATAGTTTTATTTTTTTATTAAAAGGAGAATAATTATGGCATCACTATTAAGTCCAGGTGTTATAACAAGAGAAATAGATTTGACGACAGTAACACCTGCCGTTGCATCTACAGAGGGTGGAATTGCATTGCATACTCAATGGGGTCCTGCTGGAAAATTAGTATTAATAACCGATGAAGCAGACTTAGCAGAAGTTTTCGGAAAACCGAAGAGTGGTTACAATGCAGAAAACTGGTTCACAGCAAAGAATTTTTTATCATATTCTGGTGCATTATATGTTTCTAGAGCACTTAATACTGATGCTCTAAATTCTGTAAGTAATGGAGACAATGTTTTAGTAAAAAACTTAGATCATTGGGAAGCTGGAGGACAACTAACATCAGCTGCATTTATAGCAAAATATCCTGGATCTATAGGTGATAGTCTGAAAGTGGAACTAGCAGATTCTTCTGTTTTTGCTACTTGGGCATATAAATCTCTGTTTGGAGATGCACCTACTCAAGATCAACTTCACGTTGTTATCATCGATGAAGGTGGTTTATTTTCTGGAGAAAAGGGTAAAGTCTTAGAAAAGTTTGAATTTCTTTCAAAGTTATCCGATGGAAAATATGAAGACGGAAGTTCCTCATATTATCAAAAAATTCTTAATGACTCATCTGAGTATATTTGGGCTAAAGATCATTTATTACCTGAATGGGGTAAAACAGAATCAGAAACTGTAGTTTACGATGCTGATGGAGATATCACTTCTCTTGTCCAAGCAGATGATCAAATCATGATGAGTGCAGGTTCTATATCCACAGGTCACTCACTAGGGTTTGGTCACAATGGTACCAGTGACGATCAAAACCGAGTAAACGCAATGGACCTCTTTGTAGACGACGAATTAGTTGACATTTCCTTTTTGTTAGCCGGTAAAGCAGATGCAATTGTTATCAACAAAGTATTCGCAATCGCATCGTCACGGCAAGATTGTCTAGGTGTTATTTCACCTGAGAAGGAAGACTGTGTGAACGCAATAGACCCAGCAGGTAATATAAAAACTTTTAGAGAATCTTTGAGTGTCGGTGGTCTTAGAGACTTAAAAGGTAGTTTCATGGTTATGGATGATAACTGGAAATACCAATTCGACAAATACAATAACGTAAATAGATGGGTTCCTTGTAACGGTGATACTGCTGGACTAATGGCAGAAACTGACATCGAAAGAGCTGCTTGGTTCAGTCCTGGTGGTCGATCTTTAAAGAATGTTATCAAACTTGCTTGGAAATCCAAGAAAGCAGAGAGAGATGTTCTTTATCCTCTAGGTGTCAACTCAATTACAACTTTCCCAGGAGAAGGAGCAATCCTTTATGGTGATAGAACAATGTTGAAAAGACCTTCCGCATTTGATAGAATTAATGTAAGAAGACTTTTCATAGTTTTGAGAAAGACTATTTCTAGAACTGCAAGAGCATTCTTGTTTGAGCAAAATACTGAATTTACTAGAGAGAGATTTAAAAATACTGTTATACCTTTCTTGGAAGAAGTTCAAGGAAGACAGGGTATCACGGATTTCTTAGTAGTTTGTGATGAAACTAATAACACAGGTCAAGTTATAGATCAAAATCGATTTATAGGTGACATTTACATCAAACCAGCCAGAAGTATCAACTTTATCGAACTTAACTTTGTAGCAGTTCGAACTGATGTTGAATTCAGTGAAGTTGTTGGTTCGGTATAAAATAGGAGATAACAATGGCTTATTCAATACAGAATATTAAATCGAATTTGACAGGTGGAGGAGCAAGGTCTTGCCTATTCAAAGTATCCTTCACTTATCCTGCTGCAATTGGTGCTGTTTCTGAGGAAAAACTTGAGTTCTTATGTAAGGGTTCAGTTATTCCAGAATCAACTATCAACGCTGTTGACATTAATTATATGGGTAGGATTATAAAGGTTGCAGGAACTAGACCAGCATTTGCAGACTGGACTGTAACTATAATCAATGATGAAGATTTCGCAATCAGGAATGATCTTGAAAAGTGGATGAATTATATGAACGGTCACGTAGACAATAAGCAGTTAACTGCAATGACTGACTACAAAACAGACGGAGTTGTAACTCAGTTATCCAAAGACGGTTCTAAATTGAGAGAATATAAGTTTAGAGGAATTTTCCCAACTAACGTTGCTTCAATTGCTTTAGATTGGTCTTCGGAAGATATTCAAGAATTTGAAACTACTTTCTCAGTTGATTGGTGGGAAGCTAGTGGAATTTCTTATCCAAAAGGTGACAACGGAACAGGTAGTATTTAATAATACCTTATAACTATAAAGAAGGGTTCTGCTAAATAATAGTGGAACTCTTTTTTTATATATTGGAGAAATATAATGCCAAAATTTCTAGGTTATGAATTTGATTTATTCGGTTTTTTGAACCGAGATGAAAAACCAATTGGACCGATTCTAAATGAACCAAATGATGATGGTTCAAAAATTGTTGAAGTATCACAGGACAAAGATGGTGCTGGAGTATTTTTTACATCAGGAACTACTTTAAACTATGACAGTTCTTTTCACGATGAAAAAGAACTTATAAAAAAATATCGAAATATGGCTTTTCAACCAGAAGTTGATGAAGCTATTAATGATATTGTCGTAGATTCGGTTGTTGGAGATGAACGAGAAGACACTGTGAAAGTTGACTTACAAAGGACTGCTTGGTCAAAATCAGTTCAGAAAAAGGTAGCCGAAGAATTCTCAAATGTCTTGGATATTCTAGAATTTAGGTCTAAAGGTTTTGAAATATTCAAATCTTGGTATATTGACGGTAGAATATTTTACCAAAAAGTTCCTCATAGTAATAGGAATAAAGGTTTACTTACAGTTAAAAGATTGGACTCTCTGAATATTAAAAAGGTTAAAGAAGTGACCAAAAAGACAGATAAGAAGACTGGTGTAAACTATATAACTGATGTTAAAGAGTATTATGTATACAGTAAGCATTCCAACTATCATCCTGGATATACATCATCAAATGCGAATGTAGTTACTAATATTAAAATCCCTATGGATAATATTGCTTATGCTCATTCAGGATTATTTGATAGTGGCAAGGAGCAGGTTCTCTCACACCTTCACAAGGCAATGAAGACGTTAAATCAACTTCTAATGCTGGAGGATAGTGTTGTAATATATCGCATCTCTAGAGCACCTGAAAGACGAGTATTCTATATTGATGTGGGTAATCTTCCAAGAACAAAAGCAGAGCAATATCTTCAAGACATTATGAGAAGATTTAGAAATAAACTAGTCTACGATTCATCATCAGGTGAAGTAAAAGACGATAGAAAATTTACCACAATGACTGAAGATTACTGGTTGCCAAGAAGAGAAGGTAAGTCTGGAACTGAGATTTCAACTTTACCTGGAGGTCAAAATTTAGGTGAGATGGACGATGTTGAGTATTTCAAGAAGAAACTATACAAAGCACTAAACATCCCAACTTCCAGATTAGAACAAGAGACTGCATTTAATATGGGTAGAAGTGGTGAGATAACACGAGATGAAGTTAAGTTTGCTAAATTTATTGATAGATTGAGAAGAAGATTCTCTGATATATTCTATGATCTTTTATCCACTCAACTTGTTATGAAAGGTGTAATGAGTAGAGAAGAGTGGGAAGAAAACAAAGACAGAATTGAATTTGTATATTCTAATAATTCTTACTTTTCAGAATTGAAGACAATGGAACTATTGAGAGAAAGATTTAATTTAGCAACTGAGGCTGAATCATATGTTGGAGAATACCTATCTCGTAGATGGATGTATAATAATGTGTTCAAATTCAGTGATGCTGAGATTGCTGCAATGAAAAAAGAGATTGATCAAGAAGAAAATGATGGTGAAATAACACCTGATGATTTTGGAGATGCCGGTGCTGACTTGACAGACAAAGACCAGAGTAAAGAAGAAATCTCAAAACCTGGAGTATTAGAAGATGAAGTGCAGAATGTTGCCAAGTTTGATAATATAAATAACACGAACTCTAAAACTGTTTCACAGTTATTGGAAAAGTTTTCCTCCATTATGGATGACAAGTAATGCCGAATTTTGAACTCAACATAGACATTGAATCGATTATACTGAAAGAGAATATTGACAATTCTTTTAAAGAGGTTTTCGATATACAAACTTTTTCGGTGGATTTTAATAATACCCAAAATAAAAATTTCGATGATATTTTTAAAGAAGAGTTTGTATTAAAAAATGATATGTCATTTAATGTGGAACTTGATAACAAATCCTCAGTCTACAATACAGACTTCAGAAGACATTTTGATTTACACTCATTCAATGTCTTCTGTGAAAGTAATTCTAATATTGATTTAAATTCTAGTTTTAAAGATGTTTTTAACACTAACAAGTCTAGAGTATTTCACGATTTGAAGTCTAGAGTTGATGAAGTGGATATTGTAGAAGATATTCCACAAGTGGTTGAAGTTGAAGAAGAAGTGGAAGAAAAATTCCCATTTACAATTGAACTCAATGAAGATGGAACAGTTTTTGATTATGATTTTAGAAAATGTTTCAATATTATTAATTTTGAAACTTGTGTTAATAGAGATGTAGATATTAGTGATAATCTTTTCGAAGAATATTTTGAAATCAGATGTGAAAGTACTTATGACTACGATATAATCAATAATTTGAAAAAGGATTTCAGTAGTAGAAAAGTTTTAACAAGAGATGATATCCCAGACCAAGAGGTTGATATTCACTCTTTAGATGAGGATATGAAAAATTCCACATCCTTAGAGAAAGATTTTGAGAAGAAATCTTCAATAATAAAAGAGAAGATATTCTACAAAATAGTTGAAGTTGAAGAAGAGACGGTAGAGATAGAAGAAAAGGTTTTACCAGAACCTAAAATAGAGACACCAAACCTTGATGAATTTGAAAGAAAGGTGGACGGTCTAGAAGAAAAATACGAAGACCTTTTACAAAAAACTAAAGATCATTATGAAGATCAAATCAATAAGATGACCGAAGAATTTGCAAAATTTCGAACTAACATTGCATCACAAGTCAGTAGGATGGCTATGGTTTCAACATCTGCTGGTGGTGGTGCTGTGAATATTCTTGATATGGATGATTTTGATAGGTCTAATCTTCAAGATGGTAATGTCTTATCTTATAATAGTTCTTTGAAAAAATTCCAATTAATTGATAATTCAGCATCAACTCTCGATTTGATGCATTCTTTTTGTTTCGAAATAACACAAACACATTTGGATAATGGGTATTTCGACTTACCTCACCCTGCTGACCTAAATTATATTCATTTATCTGAAATTCTAATCAATGGTATTCAGAATAACTGTCCTGACCAATACACATTCACTACAACAACTAGAATAGACACTTCAAATCTAACACTAGATTTAGGTGATAAAGTCAGAATAGTTTACATAAAATCTTAATTTTTAAAAAAAAATCATCTTTTTTTCATTTTTTGGATAAAAGGTGTATATATACATTCATATAGTGAAACTTGAAAAGTAAATTATGTTATATTATTTTTATTTTCAAGGAGTAAAATATGGCTTTAAAACTTAGAGGTGTAGTCCAAATACAGGATGCCTCTATAGAATTGTCAAAAATCAAAGATATCTCCTCTGGTAAACTTATAGGTAGACCGGAAGAGTCATCTTTAAATTATAATGCTGAAAACGCAGCTCCCTCAGAAATATCTGGTGAAGATATTAGAAGGATTGCGGAACTCCATATTGATGATAATGTTCACTTTGCTAACTTAGAGTCTGATGCTATTACTGCAACATCTACAACTCTTGCTGGTGCCCTTAGTGCTGCTTCTGCTGACTTAAATGATGGTCAACTAGATGCTGGTGATGCTAACTTAGCATCTGCTGCTATTTCTGGTGACGTTAGTGCTGCTAATGCTGCTTTCTCTGGAACTTTGAGTTCTGGTGCTGCTACTTTAGCTTCTGCTGCTGTAACAAATGCACTAACATCAGGGTCCATTTCAAGTAGTGGGATATTAAGTTCTGCTGGAAAAGCAACTCTTAACTCTCTAGAAGTAACTAATGATGCTAACCTGTTAGGTGATGCTACTATCTCCGGTGACTTGAGTGCTTCTAATACTGCTTTCTCAGGTACTTTGAGTTCTGGTGCTGCTACTTTAGCTTCTGCTGCTGTAACAAATGCACTAGTGTCAGGGTCAATAGCATCCAATGGAACTTTAAGTTCTGCTGGAAAAGCAACTCTCAACTCTCTAGAAGTAACTAATGATGCTGATATCTTAGGTGCTGCATCTGTTACTGGTGACTTGAGTGCTGCTTCCGCAGACTTCGGTTCTGGTTCTTTAGAAGCTGGTGCTGCTACTTTAGCATCTGCTGTTATCTCTGGTGACATTAATGTTGATAATGCAACTTTCTCTGCTGACTTAAGTGCTGCTAATGCTGCTTTCTCTGGTACCTTGAGTGCTGGTGCATCAACTCTAGCATCTGCTACTGTTTCCGGTGCTGTTTCTGCTGGTTCTTTCAGTTCTTCCGATGTTAATATTGACGGAGGGTCTATTGATGGAACTGCTATTGGTGAAGACGTAAGAGCTTCTGGTAAGTTCTCCATAGTTGATATCACAGGATCAATGACTGTGGGTGCAAACCTATCAGTATCTGGTTCTACAGCAACTGTGAACACTGATAATTTGATAATAAAAGACCCAATGATTCAGATGGGTGAAGGTAATTCATCCGATGCTGTTGATTTAGGTTTTGTTGGACAGTATGATTCTAGTAGTTATGCAGGTCTGGTGAGAGATGCTAATGATAGTGGAAAGTTCAAACTTTTTTACACTGATGAAGATTTATCTACATCTCAAACTGTTGACTTTTCCTCGGCAACTAAAGCTACTTTAGATGCTGACATTAAAGGTAACATCCAGTATGATGTCGATAAAGACTGGTCAATGTCCGGTGATATCGTTGCTGCTGCTGTACCCTATAACGGAACTGGAAATGTGGAATTATCTGCTATTATCCAACCTGATTCAGTTGAATATTCAATGTTAGATTGTGCAATTGACGAAGATGATATGAGTTCTAACTCAGCATCTCACTTACCTACTCAACAGTCTGTTAAGAAATATGTTGATGATCAGGTTGCACTTGCTGGATTGAATGCCCCTGACCCTAAAGTTTATCTGATAGTGGATTCTTCTGAATCTTTCGTTGGTGTCAAGGACAGTTCTGAGTATAAGTTAGTTTCTTCAACTGACGAGTCCAATGAATATGTCACACTTTCAACAGGAGTTGATGATGAATTTAAAAGTTTATCTAAAGTTTATCTGAATGGTAAGAGATTGAAATATTCATATGATAATGGAACAAATGATGATTTCTGGTTTTCTGGTGGAGAATCTGCAACTGGACCGTCTAGTGCTAAAATTGATTCACTTGGTGCTTCTGATGAAGCTTCTGGTGATCTTTTCGGACACGGTTCAGCAATATCTAAAGACGGAAACGTTTTGGTTGTTGGAGCAGCTTCATGGGATGGTAGTGCTACTGATCAAGGTGGTGTATATATTTATGATTGGAATTCCTCTAATGAAGAATGGGATCAAAGAGGTAGTGTCTTAACTGCATCTGATGCAGGAATTGGTGATAGATTTGGAGCTTCAGTTTCTGCTAACAGTGACGGTTCTATAATTGCTGTCGGAGCTGTTATGTGGGATGGTAGTACTACTACTGATCAAGGTGCTGTTTATGTTTATGAGTATATTAGCAACTCTTGGACTCAAAAAGGGTCTATAATAACCCATTCCGATGCTGGAGCTGAAGATTATCACGTTACGTGTTCTTTATCCTCTGATGGAACTATCTTAGCGGTTGGTTCTCAGGGATGGGATGCATCTGGTGGGAGTAATGAGGGTGCTGTCTATCTTTATGATTGGGACGATTTAATTGAAGAGTGGATCCAAAGACCTTATGGTGCTTTAGATGAAACTACATCTTCAGAAACAGATTTGGTTAATGAGCATAACGGAAGTTCTACAAACGGTATTTATGTAAAATCTTTAGAATATTTAGAAAATGGTATTGTTTTAGCTGGAACATACACAGCATGGAATAGTAACGGTTCTGGTAGATTATATAGGTCAACTGATAACGGCGAAAACTGGACTAGTGTTAAAACTTTTTCTAATATTAATACTGTTAATGTAATAAAGTATTTAGGTGATGGTATAGTTTTAGCAGCAACTGCTGGTAACAGCAGTGACGGTGACGTTTACAGATCGACAGATTCTGGTTTAAATTGGACACGGGTTTCCAATGTATCTGCTCATGAAGCTATTGAAAATCTTGAGTATCTTGGTGATGGTATATGTATATTCGGTGCTGGATATAGTAATGGTGATGGTTATATTTACAGATCAACTGATTATGGTGCAACTTGGGCTAAAACTGATACAAGTAATTCAATTTGGGGAAATTCTAAAAGAGCTGCCACATTCAAATATTTGGGTAATGGAATTTGTATGGGAAGTAGAATGACCAATAGTAATGTTTTTAGATTGATAAGATCAACAGACTACGGTGCTACTTGGTCTGATATTGGTCAAACAACTCTTTTAACTGACTACTCTTCAAGTTTTCCTTGTATAGAATATCTTGGGGATGGTAAAGTGGCAGTTGTTGCAACATGGACTACCAGTAGAGTTTACATTTCTAGTGATTATGGACAAACCTTTGACACTACTGCAAAGTTTACAGTTTCTGAATGGGCTCTTAGTATGGAGCACTTAGGGAATGGTAGAGTTGTTTTAGGAACTTATTCTGGGAGTTCGAGCACTGAATCAAACAGTGGAAAATTGTATGAGTCAACAGATTATGGACAAACTTGGAACTCAACTGCAATCTTCAGTCCAGGTGTTAAAAGGATTGTAACTCTTAGATTAAATCCAGAAAACAATACTTTGTTAGTTGGATGTAAAGATAATTCTAGTAATCCTACTGTTTATATTCTAGGTGATACTAGTCCAGTTAAAAATTTAACACCTTCAGATGCTGCTTCTGGTGACGTTTTTGGATATGGAGTTTCTTTATCCTCTGATGGAACTATCTTAGCAATTGGTGCTAGAGATTGGGAAGGTTCTTATACCAATCAAGGTGGAGTTTATATTTATGATTGGAATTCTTCTTCTAGATTGTGGGTTCAAAGAGGGGATGTTCTAGTATCCAATTTCGAAGGTTCGGGAATTGAAGCGTTCGGTATGTCTACTGAATTGAACGGAGATGGAACTGTATTGGCTGTTGGTCAAATCGGTTCTTGGTCTAGTCAGAGTAACAAACAAGTTGAAATATTTGATTGGAACTCTTCTACAAGTTCTTGGGACTATAGAATTAAAATTGATGCACCAGATGATTCAACAAGAACTGCCTCTCAATCTAGTTTTAGTGTTTCAGTTAGTATGAATTCTTCTGCAACTAAACTTGTTGTGGGTGCATGTAATGATAATTCTAATAAAGGGTATGTTTATACTTATACTTTATCTGAAGGTGAAAGTGCAACTACTACTAAAATCAATTTTAAGAGTGAATCAATATTTGAAGATGATAAATTAGAAATTAACTACATTACAAAAATATAAAATATGTGTTTTATTATGAATTATTTTAAATGTATACGATGGTGAGATTATATATAATAAGGTGAAGTGAGAAATATATAATTCCAAATAAACAACTTTTTTTTCATAAGGAGAAAAAAATGGCTTTACAAATTAGGGGTTCTTCCCAAATTAAAGATGCTTCAATTAGTTTAGGAAAAATTGAAGATCTATCTGCCGGTAAAATTTTAGGTAGAGCAGAAGGCGCTGCTGATGCTGCACCTGCTCAACTTTCCGGTGAAGATGTAAGAAAAATTGCTGAATTACACAGTGATGATAACGTACATTTCGCAAACATCGAAGCTGATGCTATCGATGCTGTTTCCGCATCTCTTTCTGGTGCTTTGAGTGCTGCTTCTGCTGACCTAAATGATGGTCAACTAGATGCTGGTGCTGCTAACTTAGCATCTGCTGCTATTTCTGGTGACGTTAGTGCTGCTAATGCTGCTTTCTCTGGAACTTTGAGTTCTGGTGCTGCTACTTTAGCTTCTGCTTCCATTGCTGGTGCTGCTGCTGCTGGATCAATATCCAGTGGTTCCACTCTAGCATCTGCTGGAAAAGCAACTCTTAACTCCCTAGAAGTATCTAACGATGCTGACCTGTTAGGTGATGCTGCTATTTCTGGTGACGTTAGTGCTGCTAATGCTGCTTTCTCTGGTACCTTGAGTGCTGGTGCTGCTACTTTAGCATCTGCTGCTATCCAAAACGCTGCTGTTGCTGGATCAATGGCATCCAACGGAACTTTAAGTTCTGCTGGAAAAGCAACTCTTAACTCCCTAGAAGTATCTAACGATGCTGACATCTTGGGTGCTGCTGCTATCACTGGTGCTGTGAGTGCTGCTTCCGCAGACTTCGGTTCTGGTTCTTTAGAAGCTGGTGCTGCTACTTTAGCATCTGCTGCTATTTCTGGTGACATCTCTGCTGACAACGCAAGTTTCTCCGGTGATGCTGCTGCTGTTAATGCTGCTTTCTCTGGTACTTTGAGTGCTGGTGCATCCACTTTAGCATCTGCTGCTATTGCTGGTGCTGTTTCTGCTGGTTCTTTCGCATCCAGTGCAGTTAACATCGACGGTGGAAACATCGACGGTACTGCTATTGGTGAAGATTCCAGAGCTTCTGGTAAGTTTTCCGTAGTTGACGTTACTGGTTCTGTAACTTGTAACAACTTGACTGTAAACGGAACTTTAACTACTATCGACACTACTAACTTGTTAGTTAAAGATCCAATGATTCAGTTGGGTGAAGGTAATTCATCTGATGCTATTGATTTAGGTTTCATCGGACA